GGCCGCGAGGTGCCCGTCTCTTCGTATGCGAGCGGGCCTGCCGATATGGGTGGCGTGTTTGACACCAATCAAGTTTCGCGCGGGGCGGCAATAGAGGGCGATCCGGGTGTGCAGTTTAACAACATCTTGGATCGCAGCATCCACGCTCCTAGGCCCAAAACGGATGACGGCATGGAAATTATGCGTGAGTTCCAAAGAAGGTCTTCCGAGCCTTCAACCGTTACGATGCGTCAAGACACTCGCGGCATGCGCTCCCGCTTCGCCCGCTTTGACCCAGCGTTTGCCAACCTTCGCAATCTGAGCGCGGGCGTTGGTGGCGCTGCCGTGCTTACTGCTCTCGGTGATGACGCAGAGGCCGGCACGCCAGAGATGCAAATCATTGGCCTTGTCAATCAGGCTGGCATCGCTGGCGCTGCTGAAGCCCTCGGCGTGTCTCGGCGTGACATTGAGGAAGCGATGTCGATTGCGTTGCCACCGAGCCAGTGGGACCAGTTAGTAGTCGGACCCCAATGAACCTAGACATCCACACGCCTCGCTGGGCGCTGCCGATCCTGCAACGCGAGAGCGCCCGCTACATCGGGGCGTTTGGCGGGCGCGGATCTGGCAAGTCAACCTTCTTTGCGGAATGGATCGTTGAGCGTTGCGTGATGCGCAAGACCGACGTGGTCTGCGTGCGCGAAGTGCAGAAGTCGCTGAAACAGTCGGTCAAGAAGCTGATCGAAAACAAGATCGAGGAATTGGGCGTCGGTCATCTGTTCCAGGTGCAGCAGGCCGAGATTAAATGCCCGCACGGCGGCGTGATCATCTTCCAAGGCATGCAGAACCACACAGCCGACAGCGTGAAGTCGCTGGAGGGGTTTGACATTGCCTGGGTCGAGGAGGCCCAGTCGATCAGCCAGTTCTCGCTGGATCTCCTGCGCCCGACCATCCGCAAGCCAGGCTCGCAACTGCTGTTCAGTTGGAACCCACGCTTTGACACAGACCCCATTGAGGGCCTGCTGCGTGGGCCAACGCCGCCGCCTGACAGCGTGATCGTCGAGGTGAACTATAGCGACAACCCGTGGTTCCCTGACGTTCTCAAGGACGAAATGGAATACGACAAGCGGCGAGATCCAGACAAATATCTGCACGTCTGGAAGGGCGAGTATGTCCGCAACAGCGAAACCCGCGTGTTCAAGAACTGGGCCATTGAAGACTTCGAGGCACCGCCTGATGCCGTCCATCGCTTGGGCGCTGACTGGGGCTTTGCCACTGACCCGACCGTCGGCATCCGCTGCCACATCATCGGGCGCAAGCTCTACATCGACCACGAAGCCTATCAGGTGGGCTGCGAGATCGTTGACACGCCTTCGCTGTTCATGACGATCCCCGAGGCTGAACGCTGGCCGATGGTGGCCGACAGCGCGCGGCCCGAGACCATCAGCCACATGCGCAAGAACGGCTTTCCGAAGATCATGCCGGCGGTCAAGGGGCCGAAATCGGTCGAGGAGGGCGTCGAGTGGCTGAAGTCTTTTGACATCGTGGTGCATCCGCGCTGCAAGCACACCATCGATGAACTGACGCTCTACAGCTACAAGACCGACCGGGACACGGGCAGCATATTGCCTGTGCTGGAGGACAAGGAAAACCACGTCATCGACGCGCTGCGCTATGCCTGCGAGGGCGCCCGTCGCGTGGCCAAGCAGGACAAGCCGAAGGCCCGCCTTGTCCCCGTCAGCATGCCGATGGCACGGTGATTGATATTCAGATCAACCTGCCGTATACTTCGGCCCAAATATCCAGCGAAAGGCGCGCAACTTGGCCCGCATGACCAGAGACCAGCGGCTTGCAAATGTTCATGCCGAAGCGATGTCAGAGTTTGACACCATCCAAAGCACCATGCGCGATGAGCGTTTGCAGTGCTTGGAGGATCGCCGCTTTTACTCGATCTCGGGCGCGCAGTGGGAGGGAAGCCTCTATGAGCAATATCTAAACAAGCCCAAGTTTGAGGTGAACAAGGTTCACCTGGCCGTCATGCGGATCATCAACGAATACCGCAACAACCGCATCACGGTTGACTTCGTGAGCAAGGACGGCACCGACGACGACAAGATGGCCGACGTGTGCGACGGCCTGTTCCGTTCTGACGAGCAGGACAGCGGCGCCAATGAAGCCTACGACAACGCCTTCGAGGAGGCTGTCGGCGGTGGCTTCGGTGCGTTCCGCCTGCGTGCTGTCTACGAAGACGAATACGACGAAGAAAACGAGAAGCAGCGCATCCGCATTGAGCCGATCTACGACGCTGACACCACCGTGTTTTTCGATCTGGACGCCAAGCGCCAAGACAAGTCGGACGCGCGCATGTGCTATGTGCTGACGGCGATGACGCCCGATGCCTACCGCGAAGTCTGGGAAGATGACCCGACCACTTGGCCCAAGGGCATCGAGCAGGTGGCGTTTGACTGGGCGACACCTGATGTCGTCTATGTGGCCGAGGTCTACCGCGTCGAAGAGGCGTCGGAACTGATCCGCATTTTCCAGACCCTCGACGGGCAGGAAGAAAAGTATTCGGAAAAAGACTTCGAGCAAGATCCTGAATTGGAGACGATGCTCGAGGCTGTCGGCACCAAAGAGATCCGCCAGCGCCGTGTGAAGCGCCGCAAGGTGCGCAAGTACATCATGTCGGGTAGCAAGGTGCTGGAAGACAGCGGCTACATTGCCGGCGACCAGATCCCGATCATCCCGGTGTACGGTAAGCGTTGGTTTGTGGATAACGTCGAGCGGTGCATGGGCCATGTGCGTTTGGCCAAGGACGCCCAGCGGCTGAAGAACATGCAGCTTTCCAAGCTGGGCGAGATCAGCGCGCTTTCGACCGTCGAGAAGCCGATCTTCACGCCCGAGCAGGTGGCCGGTCACGAAATGATGTGGTCCGAGGATAACCTCAGAAACTATCCCTACCTGCTCCTGAACACCGTGACCGACGCCAACGGCGGTGAGACGCTTGCCGGCCCGGTCGGCTACACCAAGCCGCCGCAGATCCCGCCTGCGCTGGCTGGCCTGTTGCAGATCACCGAGCAGGACATGAACGATTTGCTGGGCAAGCCAGATGCTGCCGAGGAGGTCGTCTCCAACATCAGCGGTAAGGCCGTGGAACTGATCCAGCAGCGTCTGGACATGCAGACCTTCATCTACATGTCGAACATGTCCAAGGCCGTGAAGCGTTGCGGTGAGGTCTGGCTGTCGATGGCGCGTGACATCGTGGTCGAGCCTGGCCGCAAGATGAAGTCGGTGGGCTTGGGCGGTGAGTTGTCCAGCATTGAGATCGGTAAGCCGATGCTCAACCCCAAGACCGGCGAAGTTGAATACGAAAACGACCTGTCCAACGCCAAGTTTGACGTGGCTGTCGATGTCGGCCCGGCCTCGGCCACCAAGCGCAGCGCCACGGTTCGCGCGCTGTTGGGCATGATCCAGATCGCGCCAGATCCAGAGACGCAGCAGGTGCTAACCTCGATGGCCATGATGAACATGGACGGCGAGGGCATCGGAGAGGTGCGCGCTTACTTCCGCGACAAGCTGATCAAGATGGGCGTCATCCAGCCGACCGAGCAGGAAGGCGAAAAGCTGTTGGCCGAAATGCAGGCAGCGCAGCAACCCGATCCGCAGGCGCTTTACCTACAGGCCGCCGCGATGGAAGCGCAGGCCAAGGCTGGCCAGGCTCAGGCCAATACAGAATACACCTTGGCGCGTGCGGAAGAGACCCGCGCCAAGACCGTTGAGGTGCTTGCTGGCATTCAGCAGAAAGAGCGCACCAACGTCGTGGAAACGGCGAAGGCTCTGCAAGAGACCGTCGCCACCGGAATGCGGCAACCGCCCAGCCGCACAATGTAATGGGTGAGAAAATCGCGAGGATCGCATGACTGAATTGGCAGAACAGATCGAAGAGGACTTTGAAGTCGAGGCTGAAGAAACTGAACTAGAGGCCGACGGTGCCGAGATGGCAGACGAAGCTGAAGGCGAAGGCGATGATGCCGAAGATGGAGAGGTTGTCATCTCGATTGGCGGGGAAGCGCCAGCCCCGGAAGAAGATGAGGAGGCCCGCGCGCCCGATTGGGTTCGTGACCTTCGCAAGCAGTATCGTGAGGAAAAACGTCGAGCCAAGGAGCTTGAACAGCGTCTAGCGCAGGTCGAACAGCGGAACACACCTGGGGTCGCGCCCCTCGGACCGAAGCCAACGCTTGAGAAAGCCGATTACGACACCGACCGATACGAGCGGGAACTGACCGCATGGTACGACAAGAAGCGCCAGCACGACGACCGTGAGGCTGCCATGAAGTCTGAACACCAAGCTGTTCAGAAAGAATGGGAGCGCAAGTTGGAGGGCTATCAGGGGGCGAAGGCCAGCCTGAAGGTGCGTGACTTTGAGTTTGCCGAGGATGTCGTTCAAGACACCCTCAGCGTCATGCAACAGGGAATGATCGTTCAAGGTGCCGAAAACCCGGCTCTTGTCGTTTATGCTCTGGGCAAGAACCCGAAGAAGGCGAAGGAAATCGCTTCCATCACCGATCCCGTGAAGTTCGCCTTCGCGGTTGCGAAATTGGAGACGCAGTTGAAGATCTCGAACCGTAAGGCTCAATCGTCACCCGAGCGCAAGATCAGCGGCACCGCCCGCCCGTCTGGCGCGGTTGACAGCACCCTAGATCGCTTGCGGTCTGAAGCAGAAAAGACTGGCGACTATTCCAAGGTTTTCCAGTATAAGAAGCAGAAGGCCAAGGGCTAAACCCCCACATGAAGGACCACGGAAATGGCTAACGCTTTTTCAAAAGAAGAACGAGTTGCCTTTGAGAACATCCTCGAAGGCTTCAACGATGCGCTGGTAATGTCGCGCAACGTGTCGGTGTACAACACCGGCGACGAAATGATGGCCCGCACCAACGACCAGATCTGGCGTCCGCAGCCCTACATTGCGACCTCGATCAACGGCGCACCGCGCACCGACATCTCGGCTCAGTTCGTTGACTTCACGCAGCTTGCTGTTCCGGCCACCATCGGCTTCAGCAAGACCGTGCCGTTTGCGCTGGACGCGAAAGAACTGCGCGACCAGCTGCAAGAGGGCCGCCTTGGCGATTCCGCAAAGCAGAAACTTGCTTCGGACATCAACGTCGCCATCATGAACGTGGCTGCTGCTCAGTCCACCCTCGTCGTGACCCGTTCGGCATCTGCCGGCGGCTACTCGGATGTGGCTGAATGCGACGCTGTGTTCAACGAGCAGGGCGTGCAGATGTTCGACCGTTATCTGGCGCTTTCTTCGCGCTCGTATAACGGCATGGCGTCGGATCTCGCTGGCCGTCAGACCATGACGGGCAAGCCGACCACCGCGTACGAGCGTTCGTTCGTCGGTGAGGTTGCTGGCTTCCAGACCTACAAGATGGACTATGCCAACCGCATCTTGGGCAACACCACCCCGGTCGGTGACATTGATGTCAACGGTGCTGGCCAGTACTACACCCCGCGTGCGACCTCGACCGCAGGCACGGGTGAAACCGCCAACGTGGACAACCGTTATCAGTCGCTCAACGTCACCTTGGCAGCCGGTGCTGTCCTGCGTGTCGGCGATGCGTTCAAGATCGCGGGCGTCAACGCTGTGCATCACATCACCAAGGGCGACACTGGCCAGGCCAAGACGTTCCGCGTGATCTCGATCACCTCGGGCGGCGGCACTGCCGGCAACAACACCATCGTCATCTCCCCGCCGATCATCTCGGCTGGTGGTTCGACCGATGCTGAATTGCAGTACAAGAACGTCACTGCAACCCCGGCTGACAACGCTGTCATCACCATCCTGAACGTCGATGCCGCTGACATCAACTGCTTCTGGCAGAAAGACGCTCTGGAAATCCTGCCGGGCCGTTACGCAATCCCCTCCAACGCTGGCGTGGACATCATGCGTGGCACCACCGATCAGGGCATCGAACTGGTGATGCAGAAGTTCTACGACATCAACACCGCCGTCACGAAGTATCGTATGGATACCTTCTTCGGCGTTGTGAACAAGCAGCCTGAAATGTCGGGCATCATGCTCTTCAATCAGGTTCCCTGATTGTGACCTTTGGGGGCGGGGAAACTCGCCCCCTTCAACCATCGAGGGGTCTAATGCCATGCCGTTGAAAAAAGGTTACAGCCGCACGTCCATCGGTGAGAATATCAAGATGGAAGAGAAGTCTGGCAAACCGCGCAAGCAGGCCATCGCCATCGCATTGAACACCGCACGCACCGCAGCCATGAAAGCCGGCAAGCCCGGCAAAGCACCGAAGGGGAAGAAATAATGCCGGGTGGTCTCTACGCAAACATCGCGGCCAAGAAGGCGCGCATCAAGGCCGGATCTGGCGAGAAGATGCGCAAGCCTGGCACCAAGGGTGCGCCGACCGCAGCCGCATTCAGGGCATCGGCCAAGACAGCCAAGAAGGGCAAAAAATGACGACCATGCTTTACAAATCTCCCGGTGCGTTCAAGCGGAGCGCGACCGAGACGTTTGACCTGTGCATCGTGGAAGATGACGAGATTGAAGCCAGCATCAAGGCTGGCTGGCACTTCACCGTGCGAGAGGCTATTGAGGCCGCCAGCGGTGCTGTGCAAGATCCTGAACCCGAGGACAAGCCGAAGCGTGGCCGTCCGCGCAAATCTGAGGCTGAGTGATGGCATACACCAAGCGCGACATCGTGAACCGGGCATTCGAAGAGATCGGCCTCGCTGGCTATGTCTTTGACTTGGCCCCGCAGCAGCTTGAGGGCGCGTTGCAGCGCCTTGACGCGATGATGGCAACATGGAACGGCAAGGGCATCCGCCTGCGCTATCCGCTGCCGTCGTCCAACGCTGCCAGCGATCTGGACCAGATCATCGGCGTTCCCGATGACGCGCTTGAAGCCATGCACCTCAATCTGGCCGTGCGCATCGCGCCGGGTTATGGTAAGACAGTTTCACCAGACACGAAGGCCAACGCTCAAATGTCGTATAAGGCGCTGCTGTCCAGATCGACATTCCCAACGGAAATGCAGCTTGGCAACATGACGATCCCGAGCGGCCAGGGCAACAAGGGCTGGCGCTATTACAACGACGCGTTCCTGCGTCAACCGATTGACCCGCTGACGGTTGGCCCGGACAGCGCATTGACATGGGAATGACGCGATGACCAACATCAATCAGCTTTCGTCCATTGACACCCTTTCCGGCGGCGATCTTGTCCCGGTCTGGGCGACCAACAACGGCGACACGCGCAAATCCTCGCTGACGCTTTTGGCGTCTTACATCAACGACCAGATCGAACTGCCGGTTGACATCAGCCGTAGCCAATACTCAGCACCCAGCGCGACCGGCTTCACGGTTGCGATAACATCGCCAAACACTTGGCTGGTTCTGAACCCGACCAACGCCTTCGCGGCTGGAACCATCTCGCTGCCTGTCGGTGTGCCGGATCTGTCGATGGTTTCCATCGTAACAACGCAGGCGATCACCGCACTGACGGTTTCCACGTCTGGCGCTGCCGTTGTGGGGGCGCCCGTCACTGCGGTGGCAAACACGGCGTTCACGATGCGCTATGACGCGGTGACAAACTCTTGGTATCCTGAAAACCAAGCGTTTGTCTCTCTAAGCGCATTTGGGCAGTTGCTTGTTCTGTCCGCAAATGCTGCTGCGGCTCGCGCGACATTGGGCCTTGGGACGATTGCAACGCAGAACGCGGCAACGGTTGCCATCACGGGCGGCTCAATCACTGGCATCACTGATCTGGCTGTGGCCGATGGTGGGACTGGCGCATCAACAGACACGCAGGCGCGCATCAACCTTGGCGTTCAAATTGGCGTCAATGTGCAGGCGTGGGACGCCGACCTTGATGCGTTGGCAGGTCTGGCTGCAAACGGCGTGATTGCGCGCACAGGGGCAGGCACAGCGGCTGCGCGGACCATAACCGCAGGCACAGGCATCTCAGTCGCGAACGGCGACGGCGTTTCTGGCAACCCGACGATCACGTCAACGGATGTCCTGCAAAACCTCATTGCAACCGACATCGCCGCCATTGCCAACGCGATCAACACCACGGGCAAGGCTGCTGGAAAAATGGTCTGGGACACCACCAACAGCAAGATCAAGGTGGCGACGGGTGCGCTTGATGCATCGACTTGGGTTGACGCGGATGGCACCAACGCAGTGACCCCATCCTAACATTCAGCCTTAAAACCAAAGGACAACAGACATGTTCCTCTACGCATCCGCAGTCAGCACTGAAAAAGAAATCCTGATCCCGCGCGGATCTTCCCTGAGCGTGGGCAGCATTGGCGACCAGCCGACGCTGGTTCAGATCGGCGTGCAAACTCCGACTGGCGTGGTCGAACTGCTCAATCGCGCCCAGACCTTCGGCCCCTATGCCAACGACCGCGTTGCCACGATCTTCAATCGCGGCGCAACGGTGGAGTACGATGTGGCGGTGCAGCCCAAGCTGCGCAGCTTCCCGGCTCTGGTGCTTGGCAGCCTGACGCCCGTCAGCATCGTGCAGGCGGCTGCTACCTTCACCACTTTGACCTATGACGATGACGCGGGGGACGTGAAACTGGTGAGCGCTGGCGTTCACGGCCTCACAAACACGGTCTCTCAGGGCAGCGATCTGTTCATCACCTGGACTGGCGGCAAGGCGGCAACCGGCTTCTACGAGTTGCTGGATGCGGACACAGCCACCGACGAGGTGACGATTGACCTGCCTTACATCGACGCGACCGTGACCATCACCATTGCCGCCCCTGGCGTGGTCACATGGACTGGTCACGGCCTGTCGGTAAATGACACGATCCGCTTCACGACCACCGGCGCCCTGCCGACGGGCTTGGCGATCAACACGACCTATTACGTCAAGACAGTGCTTTCGCCCAACACCTTCACCGTTTCCGCATCCGTGGGCGGCGCGGCGATCACGACGAGCGGCACTCAGTCTGGCACCCAAACGGCTCTGGTCTGGTATGGCGTCCCGGTCGTGACACTCGCAAACACCGCCGTTACGCTGGCATCTGTCACGGTTCCCGGCTGGTCGATGGGCGTTGGCGGCGGCATGGAGATTGATGCCCTGTTCACCCTGACCAACAGCGCCACGGCAAAGAACCTCGGCCTGACCTACGGCGGCGGCGTCCTGATGGCTGTCAGCGCGGCCAACAATACCAGCGCCTGCGCACAGAAGCTGATGTGCAACCGTGGCTCGTCTCAGATTGTCAGCAACGCGGCCAACCAAGTGGGCCACGGGCTTTCAACAGCCGCAAACGTGTTCTTGAGTGTTGACGCCACGGTTGACCAGACCTTTGCAATAACCGCGCAACCCGCGACCGCGAATAACGTGGTGAAGCTGGAAGCCTTCAAGCTGCACATCAACTTCTAAGGGGCAGCAATGCAGATCGGCATCATCAACGGGATCTACACGGATGGCTCGCCCGATTTTCGGACGAGCTATCCTGTCAACCTTGTGCCTGTGCCGAAAGCCACGGGCATCTCGGAGGGCTATCTGCGCCCCGGTGATGGCATTGTGAAGACTGGTGACGGGCCTGGGTTCAACCGGGGCGGCCTGAATTGGAACGGCGTGCTGTACCGCGTGATGGGGACCAAGCTGGTGACTGTCGCGCAGAACGGCACCGTGACCGTGATCGGGGACGTTGGCAGCGGTGGCCGCGTGACGTTCACCTACAGCTTCGACTATCTTGCCGTGGCATCGGGCGGGCGCCTGTATCTCTATGACGGCACGACGCTGGCGCAGGTGACTGATCCAGATCTCGGCACGGCTCTGACCGTGGTTTGGGTCGATGGTTACTTCATGACGACCGACGGCGAGTTTCTCGTCATCACCGAATTGAACAACCCCTTCGCCGTCGATCCGCTAAAGTATGGATCATCTGAAGCTGATCCTGACCCTGTGAAGGCTCTGCTAAAGCTGCGCAATGAGATTTACGCGCTGAACCGTCACACCATTGAGGTGTTCGACAACACCGGCACGGCGGGCTTTCCGTTCCAGCGCATTCCTGGTGCGCAGATCCAGAAGGGGACGCTTGGCACGCACACATGCTGCGTCTTTGGTGAGAACATTGCCTTCATGGGCAGCGGCACCAACGAGAACATTTCGGTCTATATCGGCGCCAACGGCACGGCGCAAAAGATCGCGACGCGCGAGATTGAGGAAATCCTTGCGGGTTACACCGAAGCCCAGCTTTCCACCTCGTTCATGCAGGAGCGCACCGAGGGCGGCCACCAGTTCCTTGACATCCATCTGCCTGACCAGACCATCGTGTTTGACGCCGCTGGATCGCAGGCTGTCGGGCAGCCTGTCTGGTTCTTCCTGCGCACCTCGCTGGTCGGCCTCGGTCGATGGGCTGTCTGCGATGCTGTGTGGGCCTATGATCGGTGGAACGTCTGCAAGCCTTCAGCGACCGACGTGGGCTATCTGGACAAGAGCATTGCCAGCCACTGGGGCGAGACAATCGGCTGGGAGTTCGGCACGACCATTGTCTACAACGAAAGCCGTGGTGCGATCTTCCATGACATGGAGTTGGTGTCGCTGACGGGCCGTGTGCAGCCCGGTGCCGATCCGACCGTGTGGACATCCTATTCGGTCGATGGTCTGACTTACAGCGTGGAAAAGCCTGCGCGCGTGGGCAAGCTGGGCGAGTATAACAAGCGGGTGGTCTGGCTTCAGCAGGGCCACATGCGCAATTGGCGCTTGCAGAAGTTCCGCGGCACCAGCGACGCGCAACTTGCGATGGCACGGCTGGAGGCGCGGGTAGAACCGCTGGCGTTCTGATGGCTGACCCAACCCCTCTCAATCGAAACCAGATCGCCGCCTTTGTCGGCAATGACCCTGACGCCATTCGGGCAATTGAGCGGCTGTTTTTGGTGGCCGGGCAGTTGACGCCCGCCGACGTTGCAACGCTGACGCAGTTGATCGCGGACAACATCTTGGCCACCGGCGCGGCCAGCAATGTGGCCGAGGTGGCTTTGGCCAGCGCGACGGCGGCTGAGAGGCTGGCAGATCTGATCGGCAAAGGGCCGATGTCCGATGAGCACAATTCCTTGCGCACGGATTATCTGGATCTGAACCTGGCCGCGCCGCATGTGAGCCGGATTGGTCGGCTTGCGTGGAACGATGCCGATCAGACTGCGGATCTCGGCATGGAGTACGGCGTTGTTCAGCAGATCGGCCTGGAGTATTACGCCCGAGTTGAGAACATGACAGGTTCGATGATGCCCAACGGCACGGTGGTTGGGTTCGCCGGCGTTGGTGCGAACAACGTGCTTTCGGTCACGCCATATCTGGCCGATGGAACGCTGTCGTCGCTCTACATTCTTGGCGTGTTGACGCATGATCTGCCCGACAGCGGCGAGGTGGGCTATTGCACCACTTGGGGGCATGTGCGCGGGATCGACACCAGCGCGTTCTCGGTCGGTGATATTCTGTATGCCAGCCCAACGGTGGCCGGCGCCTTCACAGCAACGAAACCGACTGCGCCCGACAACGTGATCCCGGTGGCGGCTGTTCTGGCAGCCGATGCGGTAAATGGCGAAATATTCGTGCGTCCGACCATAGAGCAGCAGCAATATTATGGCGAGTTCAGTAAGACAGGGACGGTTTCGCCTGCCGTCGTCAACACGTCTTATGCGATGACGTGGGATAACGTCGAGATCGCCAACGGCATCAGCATCGTTTCTGGAACGCGGCTTACCGTGGTTGATTCTGGCCTGTACCAGTTCGACATTACGTTGCAGCTTTCTAGCGGAAGCAGCAGCGCCAAGACGGTTCGCTTCTGGTATAAGAAGAACGGCACGAATGTTCCAAACTCAACGCGCATC